CTCCCTTTAGGACAGGTAGGCTGTCCCAGAAAACCTAGAAGTCATGAAAAGCTTCACAGTTTTATTACTCTCATTATACTGTACTCCAGTTTCGAATGCGTTGCCGCCGCTATCAATAACGGTAACATTTGGCTGGAAAAGTAAAGATGTAGTAAGAGTGACTGTGTAATAGCCATCTGCATCAGGGTTAGAACTAACTTGAGCAAGGCTCCAGGAAATCTTTTCTGAAACCTCTTGTGTAAGAATTATAGATTTGGCGTTAAGCCAAGAGTTGTCTGTGAGCTTAGGTCCGTAGAACTTATTTAAAACTACGTCAAAATAGAAGTCTCCAGTTACTCCAACTCCGTCAGCGGGAGCTCCAGAGCCATTAAGAATAGTTCTTCCAGATGGACCTTGAATTCCAGAGTCTGAAAGGATTACTTGATTGTCAACCTGTGTGACATTAATAATGTTTGAGTTGTCTACAACCGTAATTTCAGCCATTAAACTGTAACCGCCTTTGAAACACTAAGTGTTCCTTCAAGAATTCGTGTCTTTGTGACTCCATCTGGAGCGGTAAGAACTAGATCATAGAATGACTTTGGATAGAAAAGCTTAGTTGTTCTTTCTGCAGAAACTGTTACGCTAATTCTTCCAAGGGGTCCGTTGATAGATATTCCATCTGTATGGGTAAGAGTGAAACAAAGTATTTTTCCACCCTGTTTATCTCTTGCCTGCATTTTTGCTGTATAGCCAGTTATATTAATTGGAACATCATTTGGATCTTTCCAAAAGATAGTGAAAGTCAGTGTAGCGCCTTCGTCTACATTAAAATTCTTAGTTAAAAATGGCATTTACGCTCCAGTGGTATTAATCTAATTTTAGCATATATAAACGCTAAAGGCAGACTAGTTAATGTCTACCACTTCGCATCCAGCATCAGCTGAACATGCGAGATTTTGACTTCCAGTAGTTGAGTCTTCTGTCTCATAAAGAGTTAGCATTGACCAATGAATCTCTTCTGGCATCTTTGCAACGGCATCTAAGTATTCCTGCTCTGTAGCATCCTGATAAGGGGCTTGCTTGTAAGTGTGGTCAGAGTATGGCAAGAACGAAATTCCTGAAACTTCGTCAAAGTGATCCCAAACCCAAGAACCAACTTCCATCCACTCTTCATCACGAACTGAAACAGTAATAGAAGGCTTATGCTCACACCAATCTCTTTGATATGTTAGCCAAATATTCAAGTGTTCAATAGCAGTAAGATCATTTCTTAATACAGCACCCTTTGGAGCTTTGATAGGGAATGAAAATACTTTTGTTTGAGTAGGATTCATAAAGTCATCTTCTGCTGGAACTCCTGCCTCCATTAAAAATTGAGTTAGCGGATCTTTCTTGTCTCCACGGACTGTACGGATGTAATATTCGTTGTGCCATGGGTGCATACCAGAAGATACTCCAGTGAGCTGTGAAACAGTTCCTGAAGGCTTAACGCAAGTAACTGCTGCAGAAGGATTAATACCAATCTTTCCAGCCTCTTCAACGTTTGTAGATACAGCAGTTTCTCTTAGTGAATTCAAAACCTTAGAAAGCTTGTCCATGCCTTTCTTTCCAGACATAAGTTCATTTCCAAACTGTCCAGTGATAGAAACGCCAAGTAATCTTTCTTCTTCTGTATTCTCTCTCCAAATTTTGCGAAGATACTTAAAGTTAGTAAGTGTTGATTGCCATGTCCCAAGGATTGTGGCTAGTTCAACTTTGCGTGTTAATGTCTTTTCATCATCCTCTTCACGAACAATAATCTCTGAAAGATTACAGAACTGATAAGGACGCAAAATAATTTCAGAACATGGGTTAGTTCCGTAACGAATTGTTTCATCTCTACGACCATACTTTGCAGCCTGCTTTTGAGCAGCCTTAACATTGTAGATACCACGTTCTCCTGATTTTGAATCATAAAGGTTTTTCCACTCTGCAATAAAATCAGACATTGACGGACGATCTTGATATGCAACAGAATTATTTGCAAGTGCACGATGTCCTGTTGCTTCCCACCAAGCACCTGACTTTGCTTTTGCCATATCTGTATCACGAAGATCAGAAAGTGAAATTAATGCAGAACGACGAACGCCTCCAACTACAACTACTTCACCAATCTTACACATGATGTCGTGTGCTTCTACTGAGCGTAATCTTCTTCCTGCCGCATGCTTAACTGTTGTAATACAAAATTCAAAAAGATTTACTAATGGTTCTGGACCAGATGCACGTCCACCAAATGTCTTTAGTCTTGCACCTGCAGGACGTACCTGCGAAACATCCCATGTAGGAATCTGTCCTTGCCATAATAAAGCAAGTAACTCACGAAGTGCCTTTGCCCAACCAGCCTTTGAATCTTCAACAACAATCGTTGTATCTGTTTTTTCAAAGTGTTCATTAACTGCTGGTAACTTATCAACATATACTGACTCTACTGAAAAACCAACACCTGTGCCACACATCAAAATATACATTGCTTCATCAAAAGAACGTAGTGAATCTACTGGCAAGAAGGAGCAGTTGTATCCTGCAACGTTATCTCTATCTAATGCAGATCCCGCTGTCATTACAGCTCTCATAGAAGGCATGATATTACGATTAAAAATCGCATCACGAATTTCTAAAGTGAGGCTGGCAGAAGGTTCATAGTTATAATCGTTCTTAAGGTGATTTGTCATGTACAAAACAAATCGATCTACTGTCTCTCCCCAAGTTTCACGACGGTTTTGATCTGGTAGCCATCTCGCATAACGGCTCAGAGCGATAAAGTTCTCGTATGGATTTTTAATTACATCTTGCATTTTAGAATACTCCTCTAGTCCCACATGTTGGGTTTAATTTTATTGGTAATACTAAGTATAGTGACTTTTTTTTAAAGAAAAGAAACTTTTAAAATTTTTCTTTTAATCTTGAGAAAGCATTATCAGTCAACTGTAACCAATCATATGCTTTACCAACTTCCGCAGCCTGCTCATAATAATAGTCCGCAATAGTATTATACTCGTTAGCAGTCTTCCTTAGCAAATCGCATAGATCTTCGTATGAAGGTTCAACCATTAGTCCAGGGTGAGGGTTCTGCCAAGGTGATTCCACATATTGAGATTTAAGTGCTAGCGGTCCTAAGAATTTTTTATATGGTGCCCACTCTTCAGTACAAATTACTGGCATACCACTTGCAAGAGCTTGAAGCGGAATAAAACCAAAACCTTCTCCCCAAGATGGATAGATCAGACAATGATGTGTGTTGAAAATGCCAACCATTTGACTTGTAGAAACTTCTTCAGGTATAATTGAAATATTATTATATGTATTAGTTAAAGTACTATCTATAATATTATTATATTTATTATATACTCTTATAGTATTATATTTATAAGATTTAATAGTTAAACGATAATCTGGATCATTTCCAAAAACATCAACAAAAGCTTCAAAAGCCATCTGTCCTGATTTTCTAGGTGCTGGTTCTCCAACATGTAAAAACCTTAATGGTCCATTCTTCTTATGTCTTTTAAATGGTTGCCATATATTTTCAATTCCATGTTCGTAGACATGTATTGGCGGAGTGACTCCGCAGTTCTTATATACTTCTGCAACCCAAGGAGAAGTTGCCCATACTTCATCACATTCATTTAATGATTCTAACCAACCCTCTTGTAACTTAGTTGATTCCCATGGCATATATCCAATTTGATATTGATCTTTATTTAATTCAAAAAATTGTGGTTGACTAAAATTTAATTGAACTTTAGCACTCTTGTATTTAAAAGGAACTTTGTATCCTAGTTTCTGTAGACTTGTTACAATATGATATCCCGCATATCCATAACCTGTAGAAATATTTAAATTTCCTGGATTGGTGTTAAAACTTAAAATCACGACTTGACAGCCTTTCTATTAATAGGTTATGATTAATACCTTATGAAAAATAAAACCATAAGAGACACAGCCCTTAAATTGGGAATGATTGCACTAGTATGTGCTAGCTTTCCAGGATTTAACAACGCTGTTGCTCAAACAAGTATATCAAATGATGTACCACAAGCACAATACGCCTTTATAGAGGACTTTAAGAGGGCTAAATCACTCAGTGATGAAGACTTATCTCAACTATTATACTGCGCTGGTTTCAAGGGCCGTGACCTTATTGAAGCATGGGCAGTTGCAAAGAAAGAATCTAATGGCCGACCACTGGCATACAACGGTAACAGAAAAACTGGAGATAGCTCTTATGGAGTTTTCCAGATAAATATGCTTGGATCTATGGGAGCAGATCGAAGAGAGAAATTTAATTTGACTTATGATAAAGACCTGTTGGATCCATGGACTAATGCAACGATTGCATTTCACATGAGCTCTGGCGGAGATAACTGGTCAGCCTGGAAAGGAATGACTCCTAGAACTAAGGAGTGGATTGCAAAATATCCAAAGTCATTCGAACCCTTGCAGTGTAAATGGGACAATCCAGAAAGCAATAAGTAATGGACATCAAAATTGTCCGTGAATTTATAAAGCGTTACCCTAGTGAACTTTTTTGCGAGAAGGACAATAGGGCTTTATTGCCAAATCTTAGACATGATGATACAATCTATTTATACTGCCTAGAATGCAGTGATACTATAGAAATAGGATATAACTCCTATGACAGAATGAAAAGAGTGTTAGCCGTTAATGAGTGATTTCGCCGCAGAAGAAAAGCCATCTGAGACAATTGATGATAATATCGCCATTGTCACATATATCACGCTTTCTCGCATATACGACGTGCTCTGCTTGATAGCAGATGGCGTCGGTAAGGGCGAAGAAGTTTTACAGATGATCGAAGCACATCGAAATGGTGAATTGCTTGGCCCACTTCCAGCTTTAAATAATGAGAGTGAGGCGGAGTGAAGAAAAGAACTTTTTTCCTAGGCACAGTTGCTCTAGGTATGGGTGCTGGAGCCGTTGCTTTTGCTATATACACTTTTGGGGCGGTAACCCAAATGCTAGAGAATTATGAAGTAGATCTAAAAGAAGAAGTTGACGAAGACGACCTTTTCTAGTATAATTAACAGAAGTATTCGGTTGAGCTTTAAGTTCCTGAATATTAGAGAATCCTCAGATATCCGCAGATCTGGGGATTTTCGCTTTGTAGGGGGAAGCGGCGGAATTGAGTGAGCCGAAAGAAGAACCCCTTTATATCATATTCACTATAGAGCGTAATATAAATCAAAAACTTGATAGAAGCCAATCTAAGGGGTAAAAGTGTATCGATCCGATACCCAACTACCCTACATGGCTAAAACTGTCTGATTTGGACTTCTATGGGCCAATTAGGGATATTCTGGCAGTTGGCGTATGTGGCATTTTTATCATTATACCCATATTAAGCCTTATACGCCTATTTAAGCCAAGAAGAGCTAAAGCTCTTGAGTTGCCGTTCCGTTCCTAATGATGTATACTGAAGATATGGAA